CATGCTATGCCGTCCCCAACCACGCCCACGCAACTTGAGCCACAGCAACCCGCAGCCACCCAAAGCTTGTCAATCCGACCCATCCTGATCCGTAGCGTCGCTGCGTTACCCACCACCATCCATCCCAAACCGAAGCCAAGCCCGCCGGGCCTACCCGACCACCTCCCACCGCCAGCCCTACCGTCCCCAGCCTACCCACCGCTACCCACCGCTACCCACACCGAGGAGAGTACTATGCTAATAGATGTAACAGTCGCTGGTATCACCAGCTTGATGGTTGATAAGTTCACAGTCGATTTGCTTGACAAAGGCCCCAAGTCCACCAACAACGGTGAAGAACTGCCACCCAAAGAACAGGCCGCCATGCGGCTATACGTTGACAATCAGGGCGTCCCTATATGGCCGGTTGACAACCTGTTGGCTTGCATCATCGACGCAGGTCGATACATCAAGGTTGGTAAGCGTCAATTATCAACCCGTGACACCACTATAGTCACGTCCTTCCTTCGTATCACTGAGGAGTTTCTGCTAATCAAAAGTGAAAAAGGCTGGCGTGTTGATGCCCGTGGCGTTGTGAACCAAGCGACCAAAGGCAGGCACGTTGCTTTCAGGCCCATGTTTGATGATTGGCGTTTGTCATTCACACTGGACATTGATACGAAGGAAGTCAGTGAGAAGGTTACCCGTGAATTGATTGACCGGGCTGGTAAAGCCATTGGTATAGGTGTCATGCGGCCATCAAGAAAAGGCCGTTACGGTATGTTTAAAGTTGAACTATGGAAGTCGAAGGATCAGCCTGTGGCTGGCCCTGATCACTAACCGAACCATGCTGAGCCCAGCCTTCCCTACCCGGACCTTAGCAAACCGACACACACCAAGCTTGGCCGACATATCGCTGGCCGATCCAAGCCGACGTACACCATCCCACGCTCTCGTACCCCGTACCAAGCCCCCGCTAGCCCAAGCCGATCCAGCCCAAACCGGTCCCGTCCCTTCCTGCCTGCACCTTTCCAAAACAACCCAAACCAGAAAGGCCTACACAATGGACCCCCACGAAACCCGCATACCCACACAGGCTGAGATAGACGCATACAAAAAGATGATAGAAGCCGAAAAGGCAAAGCAAACGTATAGTAAACCGTCAGTGGTCGGCGGTCTGCCCAATGGCACTGACAAACCGTAGGGTGGTGGCAGCAAAGGCATAAGTCCACCACTACGCACTACCATGGGGAACCAACGCAGTGCAGCCCTAGTCCACTAATTTCCTTTTGAGGGTGTTGGTAGCTGTCCGTCACACAGCTTCGAAGCAAGGAAGGCCTTCCGTAGGACGGTGCAGGGAGGTGACCTAGGGGGCTGGCTCCACTCGTTGAGAGCAGTACTTCAGGTCGAGGACTACCTTCCATACTTCTCAGTAGAAGTATGGGGGTAGGTGTAGCTATCGCTACTCCTGGTCCTTCGACCTAAAAGGCTTCACCACTGTTGAGGTAGTTTAAGCTACTACTTCGAGTTAGAAGGAAAACGAACTATGGGTACAAATGTGAACTATGAAAGAAGGAACAAAATCAATGACTGGTTAGTTGATCATGGGTATGAGGCTATCCCTACTAAGTTAGATTACGTAGGGTTTGCCAACCGGTTAAGAGGGATGATTGAACCTGAGAAGTATCAACCGACATTCAAGTTCAAAGTTGATGCTGTGACCTACGTCCACGAAACGGCTGAGAAACTTGGTAAAGTCAGGAGGAAGTAAAATGTTACAGGATCCCCGTGTTGAGAAGCGTCTGAAGAGAGAACTCAAGAAGGCACAGGACCCCTTTACCATGCAAGGATTGATTGCATGGCTCAAGACAAAACCAGCGAAGGGACGCTACAATTACTTCGACACCAAAAGGTGTTTAGCGGCGCAGTACTGCCGCAGTATTAAGGTCCGTTATCCATTTCATTGGTACACAATTGATAGTTTCCAAGATAAGATGGAGAACATAGGGGCAGACCACCCATGGACATTTGGGGCTGCCTTGCAACGGGCCAAAGCTGAACTCAAGAGGGAGACCGTGTGATGTTGAATAACCCAAAATGGAACGAAGTCAAAACTGAACCATCCGACGCTGACATCTACAATGAGGCGGCGAACCTGATTGAACGGTATGGCCATGCCAAACATGAAGTGCAAAGCCCCACAGGGGCCTTGTGTGTCTACGGAGCCATGTCGATGGCTTGCACTGGTGACCCTTGGTTGATTACCCATAGGGGTCACGAGCTTGTAGGAAAGCTCACTGGCAATGACATTTGTAGTTGGAACAACCGTGAGGAAACAACACAGGCTGACGCTATTGCTTTACTACGCAAAGCTGCATTAAACGCTTAACAGGAAAGGCTACAAACATGATGCGTGTCTCACTGGTCCGTTCATGGTGGTTGGGTGGGTTACTTTGGTTGGAAGACGTGGCATGGTACCTTGGCCTTGGGCTGTTCTTGGGGTCCTTCTGTGGGGCATTGTTGGCCCAGGAATTGACCACTATGAACATCTTATTTATTATGCTGGGGCTGGTGCTGTTTTACGTGGGTGTGTTCCAGCCCATTCACCGCTACTTCGGTTGGCAACGGTACCATGTGTGGTACTATGAAGCAGAGGATAAGTTCCAATAACCTTGAAAGGAGGAAATGACGACAATGGCCATGACTGAATTTGAATACACGGAGCGGCTTGGTGTGATCAAAGCGATCTGTACCAAGGTGAAGGAAGCACCCTCATTTACTGAGGAGGAGAAAACCCTGATCAGGGTCTCCCTGGTCGACTACATGATTTCACAGATTGAGAGCGATGAAGGAGGGGGCAGTGATCAAGGTGCAAAGCTACCTGCTGTTGGATAACGAAGGAAATATCCTCAGCAAACACCCAAACGTAGCCGGGTGCCGCTTAAGCAGCCTGTTCAGGATAGGTCACGGTGAAACCGTCACGTGGCACGGTTTCAACGGGAAAGTGAAAGGTAAAATACGCTTCAGAATTGAAAGGGAGGGAAATGGCAAAACGCAAAAAAGTGACCAAGCCGACAGCGGCCTTGCTTGAACCCACCCCGTGGGCTGACCTGCAAAAGAAAATCGTCCGGACAAAACGTGCCCCCCGCATCAAAACCTTGCGGCGGGCGTTGGGGCTGACCCAGCTTGACTTCTGCTACCGGTATAAGGTCCCCATTGCTGACTTGCGTAAATGGGAAGCAGGGGTGACCGTGCCTGAGATGGCGACCAAAACGTATATCTATTTGATAGCCAAGCAGCCACACTTTGTAGCCGAAGCACTGAAGTAGTAGGGAACCCACTGCGGTATGATACCCACCCCTTGAACCACCGCAGTGGCACCTTGGGGGACTGGTCACAGGCAATGCGGCCAGTCCCCTTTTTTTACAGCCATGATGATAGACTACGCAACTGCAGCAGAGGTCATCAAGCGGTTATCCCCGCATGGCTCCCCTAACGGTATAGGGCTGCTTGATGCCCGGCTGGGTGACCGTCAGATCGTTCAAATGGAATGTCATAATCATTCCTCCACTAATTATACTTTGGTAATAGAAGTCCGTGGGCAACCGATGCTGCAGTTCGGCATTGGTCCAAACGGTGCTGTCTTGTGGAAACCCAGCCCAGGGAATGAATTGTTGGTGCGCCGATTTGATTTTTTTGATATTAAAATCGTACCAGTTCCAATACTGCCCTGCTTCGCTGGTGAACTCTATATCACCAGCAATATTGAAATGGATGGCCGTAAACGGAAAAAGTACTTCCTTGAACGTTTTATGTGGATCACGGGTGTCGCACAACGCACCAGCACTGACGCTATGGACTTGAGGGATGTGCACATACTACAAAACAGGAGCGTATGAATGGCTTACTTCGTAAGTGCCAGTTGTCAGGGTGAGCGTTGCTATTGTGGGCAGCCTGCCGAACATAAAGTGGAGGAAACCATATTTGATGATGACCCTGACCCTGTTAGACATCCACTCACACAGTATGTTTGCCACTTCCATTTTCGTAGGATTATGGGTCCTGCCGCTGAACGTAGCCCCGGTGAAAAATCATGACTGTATTGACAATCTGGAAATCTATCCTTGAACCCGTCGGGTTACAGGAAATTGACGTACCCATGGGATCAGAGTTCCTCTGTACCCATACGCAAAATGAGATGTTGTGTGTATGGTACAAGTGTGATCCTACCGCACCCAAGGAACAACGACGGGTGGCCATTGTTGGGACTGGTCACTCGGCTGAAACTGAGGGGGCTGACTACCTTGGCAGTTGTCTGCTAATGGGCGGACGGCTTGTCCTCCACGTATTTGTTTGGGCTGCTTTCAAACACTAGGGGCTGAACATGCAACAACAAAAAGAGTACGGATTCAAATACGTGCACTGGTTCTTCACGATCCTGGCCATCATCGTATTTGCGTTTTTTCTGTCACTGCTGGCGGTATCACCAGTACTGATCAAGATGCTCGTTGGCTCATAAACAGTTGTGCCAACCCTGACTGCAGGTAACCGGGGAAGGCAGCATCAAACACCGTAGCCATACGGGGCAGGTGTGCCACCATTGTCCGCATACTGATTGGCAGGCCACGCCCCTTAAGGTCATCAGCTAGCAGTTGCAGCAACCGCCCCAGCAACGCCAGCCCGTCAACTTGCCGGGCCATGCCGCCGCTGAAGTTGGTTTCAGCAAACGCCACAAAGCCCGGGGCGTTTTGCTTGAACACCTGAGCGGTGCTAGCCGGTAGGGCATAGGGGTAGTTTAAAAGGGCCTGTAAAGCCCTAAAAAGCCATGCCTGAGCGTTTTGCGGCTCATTGGCCTTATTGGGTGCCCCTTCAAGCAATAACCTGCCAGCCAGCGTTTGAATGACTTTCAAGTCCTGCTGGCTTAGGCTAGGCAGTGCTCCTAAAATTTGGTCCTTCGTGACAGGCATTTCAGCTCCTCAGTATAATCATACATGACCATCAAAGTAACACCACTTGCGAACGCTTCACTTCGGGTTGAACGTGGACGCCTCGTTGTTGAGGGGTGGGACTTCCAAATGACAGACATTGATTATGGAGTAGACGATTTACCGGCAGCAACCCTTGATTACCTTAAACAGAAGGCCGTGCTGGATTGGATAAGTTCTATGTATAAGCCAGCAAAAACGCCTGTACATTTCCTCAGAAACTTTATCTGCTTTAATTCAGAATGATCGGTGCGCTGCAGGAGAATTTACTGACCCTGCTTGCCTTTGACGAGCAGCGCTTCGCTGTGGTGCGCAACACCATTGACGTCGCCCTCTATGGCGGTCCCTACAAAACCGTGGCCGCCCGGGTTTACGATTACATTGACAAGTACAAGCGCCCACCCAAAGCGCATTTGGCTGACATACTGGATGATAAGGTCAATTCAGACAACAAGCGTGAGGCTGAGTTGTATGTTGATATCCTCACTAGCCTGCATGACGCACAGAAAGGCATCAATGCTGAATACGTCATGACGCAACTAGATACGTTCATGCGCAGGCAGCATTTACGCACCGTTGCGGTTGAACTGGCCAAAGCCCTGCAGCGTGACACGGAGGACTCAATAGACGAAGCTGACGCCCTGATTAAGGACGCCCAACACGCCACCCTCAAGTTGTTTGATCCTGGTTTACGGTTGAGTGACCGCAAACATGCCTTGGACTTCCTTGATATGCATGCTGAGTCGTTCAGCACCGGCATAGCTGAACTGGACCGCAGGGGGTTTGGCCCCACCCGCAAGGAACTATGGCTGTTTATTGCCAACACCAAAGGTGGCAAGACATGGATGCTGATGCATCTGGCCAAACTGGCGGCAGTGCATAGGCTGAAGGTGTGCCACATCACCCTTGAAATGTCGCAAAAGCGGGCCGCCCAGCGCTACTTTCAGTCCTTCTTTGCCATCAGCAAACGCAAGGAAACATTCAGGGCCACCCGGTTCACCCTTGATAAGCTGGGACGTATTACCGAACTGGACCAGCAACCTATTCATGCTGCCATGACGTTTGAGGATAGCAACATCAGGGCTAAATTGGAAAAGCGACTGGTGACGGGCCAGCGCATGTTGCACAATATCATCGTCAAACAGTTCCCTACAGGTTCGTTGACCGTGCCACAGTTGCGGGGTTACTTGGATAACCTCAATGTGACGGAAGCTTTCGTCCCCGACCTTCTCATCATAGATTACCCAGACCTGATGAAGCTGGACCGGGCCAATTATCGGCTCAGTTTGGATGAACTGTATAAGGATATCCGTGGCATTGCGGTTGAGCGGAATATAGCCGTGGCGGCGGTCAGCCAAAGCCACAGGTCAGCCGCTAAGGCTAAACTCGTTGGGGCTGAAAACGTCTCTGAGGCCTACAGCAAAATAGCCCACGCTGATACCGTTCTTACACTGTCCCAGACCGCCCCAGAGGCTTCGCTGGGACTGGCCCGGTTGCACGTGGCAGCAGGCCGCAATGACAGCGACAAGGTAACCATTGTGATTTCCCAATCATATGGGACCGGCCAATTCCTGGTTGATTCCACAGTCATGCGGGGTAACTATTTTGACTTGATACCGAAAGGAGCAGAGGATGATACTACAGGACAGTGAAGTGAGTGCTGAATACAAAGAGCAGATGATAAAAGTGGTCAGACTGTTTGATACGATCTTCAACGGTGAGGCGAGGGGAGCCGACCGTAAGGTCGGTTTCGTGCTTTTAGCCTTCCCATTTGACAATGGAGGGAACCAAGAGCTACTGCAAAAACTCAACTACATGAGCAACGGGGCACGACGTGAAGACATCGTGTGCCTGTTCAAAGAAATGATTGCCCGCTTTGAAGGGCAACCACAAGTCACTGGAACTGCGTAACGACGTGTAAAACAGGAGAGTACAATGCACGGTACGTTGATTGGTAAAATGCAGATGGATATTCAGGATCACACAGGCCACACCACCATTGAATGGGACCCCGGTAATTCTGATGAAGTTGCCATCGCCCGTCACACCTTTAATGAGATGCTAGGCAAGGGCATGCATGCTTTTGCTATTGAGCGGAAGGGTCAACCGGGCCGACGTATGACCACTTTTGACCCACAAGCCGGTGAAATGATCCTGATGGTTGCCCAACTCGTTGGGGGCTAGTCATGACGTGGTACACGTGGTTTCCAACAGCGTCGACAACGTCATCCACAACTGGCTCAATCTACTGGTGGAATACAGCAACAAGCACAAGTACAACAACAACGTCGTCCATATACTACACCAACAGCATCATCCAGGATACGGTCTGGATTGATGGTACCAATGTGTGGTGTGAGCCAACACAGTCGTTGGTACCACTGCCGAACAGGGCCTATGCCCATCAGTCGAACGTTGCTGCACTGCAAGCCCTGCAACACCAGCAGCAGATGGCAATTCAACAACAGCAGGAGTACTTAAGGCAACGAGCACTCACACAGCAACAGGGGCTTGCAGCAATGACAGCTTCTCAAGCTAATGACTACAACGACTTAGTCCGGGCTAACATTGAGTACCATGCCAACGCACAACTGCGTCTCTTCGCTGCTCAACCACAGGATGCCAGAAGCAGGGCCAAGGAACTGCTTATGTCGCACCTGACCCCTGAACAACAAAGGACCTTCAAAGATAACGGTTGGTTTATCGTTGAGGGCGGTAAGTCAAAGACTAAGTACCGTATCAGGTGTGATCATTCGACTGCGAACATCTACGCCCTGAAGGGTGATCAAACGACCCACCGGTTGTGTGCTCACTGCCTACCCCACATCCCGTTGGCTGATCATTTACTGGCGCAAAAAGTCATGCTTGAGATGGCTGAAGAAACGTTCTTAAGGCTAGCAAACCGTCATGCAGCGTGATCGCATGGCCCACGCCATGACGGTGCTGGTGGTGTTGTCGTTCAGCCTAGCTTCGGTGCTGCTTACTAGGCTGGGCGGCTGCCACCTATGATCAATAAGAAGACCATTGATAGGTTCCTGGCCCGCAAGCTTGATAGCTACGACTGGCTGAAGCGTGAGCCACACGGGAAACTGAAAGCTGAGGTTGATACCATGACCCCCAGCGAGGGGTGGTGGGACCATCAGCGGGTGTGTTTCCTGTTGCTGGCATTGGTCAAGCGCTTCATGCTTTTTGTCGATATGGGCGGTGGGAAAACCCGAATTGTCCTCTCACTGATCAGGTACCTCAAGGGAAAACGCAAGACCAAAGCCATTGTGTTCGTGCCTTATGTGACAAGTGTCGCAACGTGGATTGATGAGACGTCCAAGCACTGTCCAGAACTTGTCTGTGTGCCTTTGTATGGCACCACGGCCAACAATTTGCAGAAGCTGCGCCACGCCAAAGGCGACTTATTTGTGATCAGCTACCCGTCAGCCGTGGCCCTGCTGAAGCCTGACCGCAAGCACCCATTCACCCCTGACGAAACACGGGACGTTTTTGGTGAGTTTAACATATTGGTGATGGATGAGATTCACCGCTGTAAGTCAGCAACTTCACTGACCTACCGCATGTGTCGGGCTATTACGGCGATAGTCGACTATTCAGTGGGCCTGACCGGCACCCCCTTTGGCCGTGACCTACAGGACCTCTGGCCACAGTTTAAACTGATTGATTTTGGTGAAACATTAGGCCCTACCTTCGGGTTTTACCGTGAAGTCTTTTTCAAGAGGAAGGATGCTTTCCGTGGCTTTGAATGGAAATTTAATCAAAAGCTTTTTGACACCCTGCAGCGTACGTTGAAAAACTGTTCCATTCGCTACAGCATCGATGAATTTTACGACCTACCACCCAAAGAGTACATACCCAAAATCATCAAGCCGCACAGCGGCATTGCAGGTTGGGCTGAGAAGACCAAAGCGGTCATACGGGGTATTCAAATACAGAAGTCGTTAGGGAACTACCGTGCCCTTGAGTCTGAGTATATTAAGCTGAGGCAACTAGCCTCAGGCTTCATGACCCTGCACGGCGAGGACTCAGCCAAGCTGAAAATAGCGTTCGATGAAAACCCCAAGCTTGACGCACTGCAGGAACTGGTTGAGGACATGCCATATGGTTGTAAAATGGTGGTCTTCCACCATTACCAGTACACCAATCAGTTGATTTGTGAACGCTTAAAACTCATGGGAGTTGGGCATGCCAAGATATACGGTAAAAGTAGAGATCCGCTTGGCGAACTCAAAAAGTTCGCCACAAACGATAAGTGCCGAGTTCTCGTCATCAATAGCCGATCCGGATCCAGTTCCCTTAACCTGCAACATGCAAATTATACAGTCTTCTTTGAGCAGCCTGATAGCGCAATTGACCGGCAACAAGCTGAACGGCGTGTATGGCGACCAGGTCAAAATAAGCGTGTCATGATCTATGATTTCCTGATGAAGGGAACCGCTGACACGCCTATGCACAAAGCCAACAAAGCTGGTGAAAACCTCCTCAGAAATCTGCTAGATGGAAGGGCTGAACTGTGAAAACCCCACTTGAGATGGATGTATACATGGATAGTGTACGGGTTGAGCATCAATGGCTACCCCGCCCTGACCGTGTCCCACGGTCTATATGGATGCGCTTTTGGGAACTGGTGTCCCAGCGAAGTGAACCCCCTGACTACTGTCAGTACTGTGGCAAACGCACATGGAATGGGTAGCGTTTCTTACTGAAAATCACATCCCCTTTGTCACACGTGGCCCCAATACCAAACGGGGTGAGCTATCTGTGAAATGCCCATGGTGTGGCGTGGATGACCCTAGTGAGCATTTGGGCATCAACCTCACCACCGGGTATTGGGGGTGTCATCGCAACCAGCAGCACCGGGGGAAAAGTGTCTTTTACTTAATCAAAGGCCTGCTGGGGTGCTCCTATGCGCAAGCCAAGCTGATAGTCAAACAATACGGGGCGGGTGACCCTGAAACGCTTGAACAGGCCCTAACCGCCCTCACTGAAGCCCCCAAAGCCCCTGAGGCGGCCCCCGGGCCATTAACTATGCCGCATGAGTTTAGGCTGATCACTGAAAACGGCAGCGGCATGCGTTTTTTCAACTACATCAGGAACCGTGGCTTCCCACGGCCCGAGAAGGTGGCGCATGTTTATAACCTGCGGTACTGCACCACAGGTCGATGGAAGGACCGTATTATTGTCCCCGTGTACCAGCGTGGCAAACTGATTGCATGGACGGGCCGGGCCATATCAAGAAGCCCCGCTGCTGCCCGTTATCTATCTACGTCGAATGCCATCAAATCATCTATCTTCAATGAAGATGAAATGTACCTTGGGGGCAAAATACTGTTCATCACCGAAGGCCCCTTCGACGCTATGAAGGTCGATTATTTTGGTTTCAAGTACGGTGGCAAAGCCACCTGTACCTTCGGCACCTCCATCACCATTGAGCAAATTTCCATCCTGAAGCAAGTTTCCAAAAAATTCAAAAAGACTGTTCTCCTGTTGGACCCAGAAGCCATAGAAACATCATTCAACGTCCTTGAATGGCTTCCCAAGCTGACCTTAGGTCAGGTCCCTGATAAAGCCGAAGACCCAGGTAGCTTGACAGCACAACAGGTGGTTGAACTAGTAAAATCAATGGAATGAAACTAATGCTTGCCTCTGCTCCGGTTTAGGCACAGCGTGAATGTACGTTACCAAACATAAGAGAAAAACCATGCCGCACACCAATCGAGTGCGGGAGCATGTGTCATGGAGGCCTGTGTGGGGAAAAGTTTATGAGGGTTATGCCGCCAACTTCTATAGAAGCAATATATGGCGTTGTGATCGACTTCATGAATTAAGCGACCTGATACAGGATGCTTACGTCATTTTCGCCAAGGTACGTGACACGTACCCCCGGGTAATCGAAGAAAAGCACTTCATGGCCCTGTACAAAAGGGCACTCACCAATAATATGCATGATAAGGCGTCCTACCGCAGAAGGAAGGATGCTGTTGAAGTCTATCTATCCTCAGACGTCAGTGAATTCTTTGCCGGACGTATAGGTGGAGTAGACAACTCTGGCTACTTAGCAGCGCTTCTTGATGAAATACCCCAAGACCTGAGACGGGCGCTGGACCTATTGGCAATGGGATTGCCGCCAGAACCGTCAACGCCACGGCAGCGTGGCATGCAGACACGGGAAAGCCTCAGCATGCAGTTACGAAGGCTGCTCAGGCTTCCAATGAACTCTGACCCCTTAGCCATTCTAAGGCGTCACATCACACAATGAGGGTACAATGTTAGAACTGCTTTTAATGTATCACGAGGACTCAGGCTGGTGCGCCAGTATGGATGGCCCAGGTGGCAGTGGTGGTCACCGTATCCCCATCATTGACTTCGTTGAACGCTGGCATGCCTTCTTTAAGCTACCGGGGCCGCCATTTGGTCCCTACGTGAAACCATCAGCAACACCCCTTCCACAGCCTAAGAAAGCCAAGCGTAAGAAAGCGAGGAGAAAAGCATGACACCAAACTCAGAAATACAGACTGAAATCGTCGATGCAACAGGCTTTGAGCCTACCAAGAACTATGAGCGGCAGGACTACCTAGCAGCCTTGGCCCGGGCCGCCAACGACCTTGATACGGACGACTTTGATGCGTTGAGTGTTGACGCACAGGACTGGTTTAACTCAGCCGTCAAAGCCCTTAACAAGAAGGAAGAGCTGCCTGAATTCCCTGATGTTGACGAAAATGCTGAACCTGAAGGGGAAGAGGAACAAACGGCCGAAGACGCTGATGAAGAAGTTGAGGCTGAGCCACAACCACCGCCCAAGAAGGTCAAGGCTAAAAAGGCTAAGGCACAACCTGAGCCTGAAGCTGAAGAAGAGGTTGAGGCTGAACCTGAGCCACCCAAGAAACGGGCGAAACCGTTGCTCCCAGCCAATGCTGATCGGTACGGCGTTACGGCGGGTAGCAAAAACCATCGGGCCATTCAGATGTTTGAGGATGGATGCCGTATGGGCGATGTCACTGAGAAGGTTGGCGGCACGTATTATAACTTGTTAGGCAAGCTGAAAAAGGCAGGCCACAAGGTTGAGAAAAGCCCCAACGGGATCACCAGACTCACACACAGTGATGACGTTGCAGCACCTAAGAAAGTCAAGGCCAAGAAGTAACGTATGCTGTACCGTGCCAAGGACAAGCACAGCAATAAAACCCTGTATCATTCCAGGTCCCTTCTGCTTAGCCCGGCTCAGGGTTATGTCAGGCCGGGGCCTGGAAAGGAGTGGTTTGCTACCACCACCACCGTGTGGCGGGTGGATGAACTGATAAGGAGAAGGGTCCGTGATTGGCGCAGGCTCACAGAGGAAACTGGTCACACTGGCGAACGCATGGGCACTTTTAGGGTGGATCATGATTCTGTCTATACTGGTACTCACAGCGTCTTCCCTGCTCCTTTGGTTGAGTGGATACTACTTCGGTACGGAGGACCTGCCGGTGGACGTGTGCTTGATGCGTTTGCTGGAGGCCCACCACGTGCCGTCGTGTCTAGCGTCATGGGCTATGATTACCACGGGTTTGAAATACGACAGGAGCAAATAGATGAAAACACACAGGTTCTCAAACGACTCAGACTTCAGGCCACCTACCATTTGGCAGATGGGCGGTTTTTGGACACGGGCAGTGATATTCGCCGTTTTGATATCGCTGTTACTTGTCCTCCTTATTACAACCTAGAAGTCTACAGTGATGACCCTGAGGACTTGAGCAATTCAGGCAGCTATGACGAATTCAATGCAGGCATGATGTTCTGCGCACAGGCTCACAGGGCAAAAATGAAGCCCGGGGCCTTTGTCTGCATAGTGGTTGGCCCATTCCGGGATAAGCATACAGGTGAGCTAGTGGACTTCAGGGCACACACCGTTGATAACTTCCGTGAAGCTGGTTTCATTTTCTGGCAGGAGATTATCCTCAGCAAGAACTTTGGCAGTGCTGCCAAACGATCAACCAACGCATGGCGGGGCCTCAAGTTGGTGCCCATCCATGAGTACCTGTTAGTGTTCAGAACGCCGGGGGAACCAGATGCCTAAATTGGGAAAGGATCAGACTGCAGAGCCAGGGAAGTGTGGGTCATGCCAGTACTTCAGGCACAGGCAATCAGAATACGACACCTTTGGTATCTGCTCACTTAAACTGCCACCATGGGTCGACAAGAAATATGGTGACCCAAATGAAAGCTGGGAGGTTGACCCCAGAACCGTCATGGACACTGATGATTGCTCATTCTATGAACCACGGAACGTAGGGGGCGTCCCGGTGCACTTCTCACAAGACCGTGTTTGGAAGGCAGGTGACCCATCATGAAACGTTCAGAACTAGTGAAAACACTGGAACTTGTAGAGCCGGCTTTGGCCGATGACAACCTCATTGCGGTGTACACCTGCTTTATGTTCAAGCAAAAGAGCATCTCAGCCTACAACGATAAGCTGGCAATCATTGCCAAGGGTGGCCTACCAACACCGGAACCGTTTGCCACGGCAGGCAAGCCGCTGCTGGGGCTGCTGCAAAACAGCCATGCTGAGGAGGTTGATTTTGAGGCTACCAAAGAGTGCTTGGTGGTGAAAACCGGCAAAAGCACGTTCAGGCTGCCTTATATGAAACAGGATGAGTTCCTGTTTGAGGAGCCGAAAGAAAAGTGGGCCAGTACTCTAACTCTTAATGAGAGCATCTTGAAGGGCGTTGAAATCTGCCTGACCACAGCCAGTACTGATCTCAGCAAACCAGCCTTCTTGGGCGTTTGCTTTAAGTTTGATAAAAATGGATTGACTATGTTCAGCACTGACGGGGATGCTATCACACGCTATACCAGCAAAACTAACGTCAAAGGCGACGAATCATTCACGGTGCCTAACGGCTTTTGTGAGGCTTTGCTTAAAATTTGCCGTGAGACAGATACCAACCAAGGAACCCTGCAGCTTAACACCAATTGGGCTTTGGCCACTTTGAACAACGGCTTCCGTTTGTATGGACGTATGATACTCAACGATAAGCCGGTCAACCACCAACAAGTCATAGATGAAACCTTGAATTATGAACAGCCTTTTGTAGACTTGCCTTTGGGGCTACGTGATGCCTTGGCCCGGGCACGTGTTGTCGCTGATATTGAGAGTGCCAAAACAGTGATGCAAGTAGATGGCACCAAGCTTAAGCTAATCACCGATACGCATATGGGTACGGTGCGGGACGAACTGCGTATCAAAAACCAAAAAGATATTGCAGCCGTAGTACATGCCTCATTGGTGCAGCGGTCATTGGAAGTGTGTGATCAAATTTCGATCCGTGACAACTGTACCGCCTATAAACTGGAGGATAAAGTACTCCAAGTCGTAGCCAATGTAGGTGCGTAATGGAGATAAAAATCACTGCTATACAGATTGTGGATGTTCCGCTCCTGCGAGTGTTTGTGGATACGTTCAAGACCACGTGTCATCCAAATGCCGATGTTTATATTGTAGATGTGCCTGATACGATAACAATGGCTGACATTTGGGATAGGTTTGACGACAGGCAGAAAATGTTCATTTGTGGGGCACTATCAAACGACGAAAAGTATAAACACATCCACATTGGAATGTTGGCCTTGGTTAAAGTCACGTCAGTTTTCCTTGCTTTGAAAAACAGTCTTTTCAACGTGTTTGGTTTGAACCAACGTTCAAGCTACCGATGGGCGCACACGGATCACAAATGGCACATAAGCTAACCATGGCCGCTATTTGGCTGGCCCTTAGTGAATACGACAAATTGTCGATCTGCAATTACATGAACGCAGCGCCGCAGAAAGTGGTTGTCCACCCCGGGGTGTTGGCCCTTATGCGGGTTGAAGAAGTGTTGAATGTCCTCCATTCAGCAGTAGTGCAGGTAATAGCGGCATATGCCCCGGGGACCTATGCTACTGCTCAACAATATCAGGCGATGTATCAGCAGGCGTTGAACAATCAGCAAGTTGCAAACCAGCAATATCCATATTATTCAAATTGCTCTAGCTATGGCACCTTAGGACCCGTTGGCGGATATACTAGCGGATTTGCTCCGGGATATACTAGCGGATTTGCTCCGGCCAATCCATATGGTGGCCACCCTCAAGCACAATCACAATACGGGGTCGATGGTGCGGCGCTGTCCCTGATAAGGCAGATCACTGCCGCTTTGCTTGCAACAATGGAACGGCAACAGCTTAACGATGAAGAAACTTGGGCTGGGGAAGTGGCAGCGTGAATGGGCTTTTTCTTCAGTCAACACAAATCAGAGGAAAAGCGCAGCGGTCAGCGTAAAGGCTTACGCACAGCCACAGCCACTGCAGAAAACGTTGCTACACTGAACCGATTGGGCTGTAAGGCCTGCCCCCTGAATAATGCCGACGTTGACACCCCTAAAATGCAGCCCACCTTGGGTGAAGGCGGCATTTATTTCCTTGCTGAGGCCCCCGGCCAGCATGAGGACGAAAGCAGTGGCAGGCCACTGACCGGCCCCTCAGGCAAACTCCTGCGTGAGTTGATCCCTGACGGTGAGGAACAATACTGCTCATTTGACAATGTCGTGCGTGACCGCCCTGAAAACAACAGGACCCCCACATGGGTAGAAGTAGAGTGTTGCCGAAACCACATCGTAAAAAGTATCGAGGAGGCAAAGCCGAAGCTCATTGTCGGCTTGGGTGGTACATCACTAACATGGGCATTAGGCTCGACGGATCTTTCTGGTATGAGAGGGCGTGTGTTTGCCGTAAATGTAGGAAAACATTCGTGTTGGTTCTACCCAACGTACCACCCAAGTTTTATCCTGAAAAGTGCCCACAACAAAGATAGGCCACTACACTCACGCTTTGGCCATTGCCTCAAAATGGACCTTAAGCGGGCTTTTAGGTTGTTGGACGGATTACCACCCGCAAAGGTTGATACCCCTGCTGAGGCTAGGGCAGGCCTACAGTGCTTTAACGGGGCAGGGGGCTATGATGAGCTAATGGGGCTGCTAAAACGTGCCAGCAAGGCCCCCATTAAGGCTATTGACCTAGAAACACAAGGGCTACGGCCCTATGACGGCTTTGCGGCCTATATTCTCACTGCAGCGGTCAGTTTTGATGATGTGAATTTTAGCTTCGCCCTAGGCCACAACCGTGCCCTTTGGAACCCTAAGGAATTAAACACTATTATAGATGCCTTTGGTTCATTGCTTTTGGATGGCACCAAAAAGGTCGCTCACAACGCCCCGTTTGAATTAGAATGGCTCATTAACCTCTATGGGAAGGAAATAGTCAATCACCGTGCATGGGAATGTACGATGATGATGGCACACTTTCTTGACGAACGGCGGGGTCAGGGCCATGGCGACGATGATGATGGCCGGAGGGCAACATATCAAAGCCTTGATTTTCTCTGTAAGCAGCATTTTGGCATTGCCTATAAAAAACTGTTTAAACTGAATAAGAAGGATATGGCCAACGCTGATTTGACTGAAATGCTAACCTACAACGCAATGGATACCAAGTACACACTCCGTTTGTGGCACCAGCAAAAAGCGTGGCTTGAAAAAGACGGGTTATGGGACGCCTATCAGGAGGCATTGCCCCGTCAACCCACCGTAGCCCTCATGCAGCATTTCGGTATCAGTGTTGACCAAACTGAGGTCCGCAGGGCGCAGGCAACCCTGCAACAGGAAATATTTGACCTAAATGTGGAAATGAGCAAATTGAAAGTCGTCCAAAAATTCGTTGCTGACAATAAGGAATTTAACCCGTTCAGTGACCATGACACGCTCAAGATATTCAAAGACTACCTGCACCGGCCTGAGGTAATTGTATCAGTGAACAAAGCTTTAGATTTTGGGGTTTCAGCCAAACAAAAAAAGAAGGCATTGAATGAGGCCCCGACAAAGGTCAAATATTCAACTGACAAAAACGTACTGGCCAAGATCGACCACCCGCTAGCCGATATCATCATCAACCTACGCAATCGTAATAAACTGAAGTCCACCTATGTGGATAGTTTTATCATTGGTACTGGTAAGACGGTTTGGCCTGATAGCAAGCTGCACACATCGTTCAATACCACGTTTGCTGAAACCGGGCGTACCTCCAGCGATGAACCCAATATGCAGAATTTCCCCAAGCGTACGGACGCTTGGATACGCCGCATTATCGTGCCGCCCAGGAACCACGTGCTGCTGGCTTTCGACTATGGCCAGCTTGAGGGCTGTACTGCTGCCATGTGTTCAAAGGATAAAGTACTGATCAAGGCGCTGTGGGATGACTATGATATCCACATGGAGTGGGCACAGCGGCTGGTGAAGCGCTACCCACTATGGATTGGCGGTGGTGAGGACTTCAACGTCAAAACCATTGCTAAGAAGTACCGGTCCATAGCCAAAAATAAGCTGGTGTTCCCGGCCATATACGGGGCCAGCACTGATAGCATAGCAGGCTACTTGAAGGTGCCTGAGGATGTCGCTGAAGACATCATGCAGGACTTTTGGGGCATTTTCACCGGCCTGTACAAATGGCAGGAAAGAATCCTCAAAAAATACTATGAGACTGGCTATGTCACCAGCCCCACCGGGCGCTGGCACCGCTACCCGTTGAACCGCAATCAGGTGATTAACTTCCCCGTACAGGGGGTGGCTGCTGATATCGTCTGTGACAGCATGAATGTGTTATCGGCCCATGCCGTGAAAACTCAGCAGTGGCACCTCCATCCTATTCTGAATGTTCATGACGACCTGACGTTCATCGTGCCTGACAGCAAAAGTATAGTCTATGAGGCAGTTGAGCAGATATACCGGGTCATGCTGGACCCGCCGTATGACTTCATCAACGTGCCCCTGTCAGTTGAGGTCTCACAAGGCCGCAACTGGTATGAGATGAACGAAATTGGCAAATTCTGGTCAAATAAGGACCTTAAGTCATGAACATAGATGAGTATCAAAACCGGGCTGTGCAAACGGCCATCTACCCCGGTCAGGGCGGCCTGCATGGGTTAGTCTATTGTGCGCTCAAGCTGAACGGTGAAGCCGGTGAGGTCGCTGAAAACGTTGGTAAGGTGATACGCGACGATCATGGCTTGGTGACGGATGAACGGCGGCAAAAGCTGATATTAGAGTATGGTGACGTGCTTTGGTACATAGCCAACGGGCTTAGGGAACTTGAAGCCACAATGGCAGAGGCTGCACAAGCAAACCTCGTAAAACTACAATCACGTAAAGAACGGGGTGTTCTCAAGGGAAGCGGCAGTGACCGATGACGGCCTTGCATGTCACCTACAGACCTGACAAATTTGACGACGTATTAGGTCAGGATGAGGCCATCAAAAGCCTCAAAAAGGTGGTGAAAGATGGACGAGCCAAAACGTTCATTTTTACGGGACCATCAGGGACCGGCAAAACCACACTTGCTAGAATTCTTTCAAACGCCTTTGCCGGAGGAGCCGCCACGCAAGCGAACGTGGAAGAGTTTGATGCTGCCACCAATTCTGGTGCTGATGCTATACGGGCTGTTTGTAATCGCAGCGTCTATCGGGCTGTGGGCTCTAGTTCTGTCAAGTCTTTCATCATTGATGAAGCACACAGGCTGAGCGCTGCCGCATGGACGGTATTGCTCAAGCCTATAGAGGAACCACCGGCCCACGTTTACTGGATGTTCTGTTCAACTGATCCCGGTAAAATACCCAAGCCCATAGTCACCCGCTGCCTGCGCTATGACCTGAAACCGGTCAAGGAAGAGCTGATTCTAGGCCTGCTTGATGACATCGTGGCCAAGGAAAAGTTTGACATAGCTGAGGAAGTGGTTGACGCCATAGCTGAGAACAGCGGGGGTTCACCCCGGCAGGCGCTGGTCTTCCTTGAGGAATGCCTGTACTGCGAAACAGCCGCAGAAGCCCGGCAAATCATGCGTACGGCGGGGCAAACCCGTGAAATTATTGACCTGTGCCGCTTCCTTGTGGCAGGGACAGGCCAAAACTGGTCCAGCGCCATCAAGCTGATTAAAGGCTTGGAAGGAACTGAGGCTGAAAGCGCCCGTATAGTGATATGCAACTACCTAGCGGCGACGCTGTTAAACACCAGCAGTGAACGCAAGGCGGCAGGGTTATTGAGGGTTCTAGAGTGCTTCAGAAACAGTTACAACGCATCAGACAAAATGGCCCCGCTTCTTTACAGCGTAGGGCTAGCATTGAACATGGACCGCTAGACGTATTTAAAAGCATGGACAAATTGATCATTGAACTGGCGGTCTATCTTGAGATAGACAAGTTTTCGCTTGATGATGAAGTGGTCAGGCAACCCAGCCTGTTCTTCAAGGTCTCTGAGGCGTTTGTCGAAGCAGCCTCTGAACGTGATGCCTGCAAGGAAGAGCTGGCCACGGTTGATGCAGGTTTGGATGGTAAAATTCGTAAAGACCTGGATGTAGCTGGTGACAGGATTACTGAGGCTGCGGTCAAAAACGAAATACAGGCACACCCCAAACATAGTGCTGCCTTTGATACCTATATTTTGGCGAAGACACGGGCTGACAAATTGCAGGCGTTAAAGGAGTCATTCCAGCAACGTGGCTACATGCTGCGGGACCTTGTTTCGCTATATGAGACCAGTTATTACGAGCGCTCTTCAATACAGGGTAACAGTAAAACAGATGCCATGGCGTATGACAAAAGGCGTGAACGCTTGGCAGAGGCACGGACCCGGAAAGAGCGATGAGCGCTGAACTGGCAACGTATATCATAGTGACCGGGGTCGTTATCGGTGGCCTGTACGTCATTGGGCATAACCTGATCGACGCATATTTCAGGCGGAAGGAGAAATTCGTGGAAACACTCAACAATAAGCTGAGAGGTAGTTCAAATGGCACGTCAGAGTGAACAAGAGGACCGTGGTTTTCGGTATCAGCGTCGATCAGCCGAAGACGTCCGTGAACGGGCCAACATGCGGGGCGGTGATTTCGACCGTGTGGTGAAGTCCAAATATAAGGTGTTCAAGGTCAAGGATGGCAAAAACCTGATCCGTATATTGCCACCAACATGGGATAAAGCCAAACACTACGGCTATGACCTGTGGGTGAATTACGGGATTGGCGTTGATAACCAAAGCTACCTGAGCCTGAGCAAAATGAAGGGTGAGAAGGACCCTATTGACGAAGCCCGGCGTGAGGCTGAGCGTGACGGTGACAAAGAACTGTCCAAAGCCCTGCAGGCCCGCCGCCGCATTGCCATGTGGGTGGTTGACCGCAATGACGAGGATGAAGGGCCACAGCTTTTCCTGGCCCCCTTCAGCGTTGACAATGCCCTAGCTGCCCTCAGCTTTGACGAGGACACTAAAGAGGTCCTGTACATTGATGACCCAAAAGAAGGCTGTGACATACGCTTTTATAAGGAGGGGTCTGGTCTCAAAACCAAATACCCACCTGAAAAAATGCGGATCCTAAAGTCCAGCCCCCTGCATGAAGACAAAGGCTTAAGCCGTGAGTGGCTTGAGTTTATTCAGGAGAACCCGCTACCTGAGACCCTGCAATTTTATAGCTATGACCACATAGCAACCACGTTTGATGGGCATGCCCGTGTTGAGCGTGAAGATGAGGATGACGATGAAAAACCGA